CCATCCTCAAAATCAACTGATCTAACTTCCGTATCATCAGAGAGCGTCCACGCTCTCTTAAAACTCCGTTGAGCCAAACCTTTGTGGATATAGTTGGACTCCGTTTCTTTATCCTCCTTTTGACCTTCCACAAAGAGTTTGCCGTCTTGTGTGTAGACATAGACTTCTTTTTTCTTAAATCCAGCAAGAGCAAGTTCCAATCTCGACTCTACATTACTGACTTGAACAAGATTGTATGGGGGATAGTTTGTTGTGGTTTCATGTAGGTGAAAAATACGATCAAAGTATTCATCCATTCCAATTGAATTGCGAGTGATCTTATCCATCAGCGCAGGAAGATCCGCATGTGTAAACCGTGAGGTTACAAGGTTAGTCATTATGGTAGCTCCTTTTTAAAGCGAGTTTGTGTTTTGTGGATCCTTTCGGCATCCAATACTATTTAACCACAAATCAAAAAAGAGAAGAACGGTAAAAACCGAACTTCTCTTTAGGGTGTTCCGACTTTTGTAGAGTGCCGCACGAATGGCACACTACTATTTATTCGGTTTCTACTGCTTTTCCTTTCTTACCAATGTTATACTTTTGCTCAAGAATCCAGTCTCCCTTATCTTTGTAGGTAAGAACCTTAATTTGATTCAGAGGTGCAATATCATTTACACTATCTGGTTTCAGAACAGTAATCAATCCCCAATCAGCAAGAAGTTTAACGATACGATTACGACGTTGAACATCGTTTACCGTAAGATTTGCATGTTTTCCGTCAAGAGCAAAGAGCTCTTTAAAATGAACGATGTAGTATCTACCCTGCTTATGAAGAATATGACAGGATTGATATAGTTTTTTTTCTTTTCTCGATGCAACTCCGATGCGCGTCAAAGTTTCACGAACTTTCAGAAAATCATCAGGTTCATTAAGAATTACCTCTACCATTTGTCCTTGGGACCATTCGACAGTAGGTTCTACCGTAGTAGTCATTTTTTTCCTCCAATATCAAGCTTTTTTTTGATGAAAGTAAGTTGTTCTTTTGTTAGGATTTTCAGTGCTTGTAATGCCTTCTCATTACTATAACCATAGTAACTTTTAACACACTCTAAGTCTGTAACCTTATCTTTTCGGAGCCAGGGAGAAAATCTCTTCTTTTTCCTTAGACTATTTAGATAAAATGAATATTGCATATCTTTGTCAAGTTGATGATGCATATTCATTTCATTTGCATACATTACACAATCAATGTGTCCAGATAAACAACGATTGATAATATATGGCGCATAATCTTTAATATTTTCTGATAGATCTTCCTTTGTAAAACTAATCGAGTTCAACCAATCCTTCAATTCCATAATTAAATAGCAATAGTTCCTTTCTATCTTTTTGCTCTCGCATATATTCGCCAACAGAACGCATTGTATAAGTCAAATCAAACTCACCCGTGTTCCAGTTCTTAAACCGATCTTTTACAAGTTGATCTGAATTATAACTCACTAACTGATCCATATTATTGGTATCACAATCAGCAGCAAACTTATCATGATCAAATCCTTTATGCATCGATCCTCTATTCCCATAGAGATTATCCTTAATATCATAAGGAGGATCAAGATACATAAAAGCACCCTTGTTTCCATCCATCAGATAATTGTAGGAGTAATTAGTTATACGCCAGTGTTCGATTATTTTAGAGTATCCTGGCAATTTTTCAATCCCACGCATACTGAAATTAGAATTAGATGCCTGTTCAGAAAATGAAGAACTCTCTGTGAGACCACTGAAACTACACTTATTGACAATATAGAAAGCCACAGCACGATCAATACTGGATAAATCTTTGTCATTAACTTGTCCCTTTGCTTTAAGAAAAAGTTCTTTTGCCAGGACTGGAGTATTATTTGCCGTCTTAAGATCTACAAGTCTATCTTTAATATCAGTTCCAAACATCTGGAGTTGTTGCCAGAAGTTTACAAGAGGTTCATAAAGATCATTTACCCAAATATCTAGGTTGGGATATTTTTTTGTAATATAGATCGCAACACTTCCTCCACCAAGAAAAGGTTCACGGAACTCATCATAGTTGCGAAGATCTGGGAAATAGGGTCCCATCTTTTCACAAGCACGGGACTTACCGCCCGGATACCTTAAAGGCGTCTTAAAAGATTTCATTTGAATTCACACTCCACCATAATTTCAGTTAATGCCGCTAGGAGGTTAATTTCTTGGTCAGCAACGAACGCACATTGATATTGATACCTAGCAACAATAAGAACGGCAGCAGGGATAGAGTTGGGTGAAAGGCAATCAAAAGAGGAGTCATAAATCCTGCGAAGTAGACTACTAGCATCGTTATCCAAGTTGGAGACCACCCACTTACGAACTTCTGTAAAGTTCTTATCTTTGAGATTTTTGATGAGTTCATTTACAGAGATGTCTGAGAAAGATGCAAGAATGCCCGAGTCAATTTTTCCTCCTGTGGAATACCTTTGGCATTCATTAAGGACCCTACGAAAATCTGGGAAATGTTTTGTAACAAGTTCAGCAACGACTTTTTGATCGTAATCAATCTTTTCCGTATCCAAGATCGATTGAAGTCGTTGAAAGAAACTGCCTGCAAGTTGAACTCTTTGCTTCCCTTTGATTGTGAAGTCAATGACGGCACATCGGGAGTGGAGGGGTTCGATGATTTTGTTTTTGTAGTTGCAGGTAAAGATGAATCGACAGTTGTTATAAAATGCCTCAATATTCGCCCGTAGTAGGAGTTGTACGTCGTTTCCCGTGTTATCAGCCTCATCGATGATGATGACTTTGTGTTTAGAAGATCCCGTAAGTGAGACGGTCGAAGCAAAGTTTTTTGCCTGGTTCCGTACAGTATCCAAGAAACGTCCTTCGTCGGATCCGTTGATGACATAATAATCTGCCCCTAGTTCATTGCATAATGCTTTTGCGATTGTAGTTTTACCAATACCAGGAGGTCCAGCAAGGAGGAGATTAGGAATCTCACCTTTTGCCACAAACTCCTTAAAGGTTTTTTTAGTATCATCGGGAAGAATACAGTCATCAATTACTTGAGGACGATATTTTTCGGTGAGAAGAAATTCACTTGCCATAATTAAATCCAATCAGGTTTTCTTTCAGGCATACGGAGATAGTTATCGGAGACCCAAGGTTTGGATGCGATGTATCTTTTGTATGCTTCAAATGTATCAATAGTGTCGTCAAACTTCCATTCCTCAGGCATAGCACGAGCAAATGGACTTACTTCTGTAATCTTACCCCTTGGAAACAAATAATATGCATCCACAAGAGTCTTGTAACAGGAGTGAGTTTTATTATACCGCAGGCAGTATTCGTCAGACAAGTTTAGTCCCCACTTGATCAACCAATAGGCATTATGGATACTCTCCAATGCCCACTTAGTGCAGGGATGATTGCGGAATGCTCCTTTCTCGGTCTTGTAGGGGGTTCCATCTGCCTTAGGAAGAGTGCCGTACCCATACCCCCACTTCTCAGAGGCGACGATGGAGAGCATCTGGCAGCACTCTAATGGCATCTTAACGATGTGTTTGTCGGGAAGGCAAATGGCACTCTCAGCAGGCCAAGGAGAAGTCACAAAAATGTTCATAATAAATTTTTAAAAATTTTTAGAGACATTTACATTTAAAGTAATTCTATTTTTATATTTTTCTGGAGAAAATCCAGTATGAAAATAAGAACCATCAAACATCACAATTCTGTTCTCTTTTGGATATATTACTTTTTTTACTTCAAAGTTATCAAACTCTTCTTTTGAATACAACTCACCAAAACTTTCTATTTCATAATTCATCAAACGTTCATTATAAATTACAGTTGGTGCATCAGATTCTGTTAGATAAAATACACAAGTTATATTTGGTATTAAAAGATCAACGTGCGGAACTTGTTTTCTTTTTCTATCAGAAAAAGTAGTCATATCAAATCTCGAACGTACAACCCATTCGCAGTCAGTAACATCTAATATTTTACTGTGAAATCCCAACATCAAGTCGAGCATTTCTTTAGAATGAATTGTTTCGTCATAAATGACTAAGTGACTAAATCCATAGTGCCATAACTCATTTGTATAATATGGATGATTAATATTTTTGTAGTCTTTATTACTAATATTATTATGGTAATTCCATGAAAATTTTTGACTTAATACTTGACTCTGAAGTTGATAAAAATAAGTTGGAGTTAAAAAATTATCAAATATTTTTATACCAAAATCAGAGTATAAGTTTTCCATTATTGAAAGGAAGAATCTGGTTCTAAAGCAATATAATAGGTTAGATCATGATTTTTAGACTGAAACCTAGATAGGAGTTTTTGAGAGACAACTACTTCATATGTTCCAGGAAGAATTTTAATATTCTCCACTTTAAAGTTGAATACAAACTCAGAATCAGTTTCGCCAACTACAATAGAAAAATCATTAGAAGTATCGTTCTTTTTATCACGAACAACCAGTTTTACAACACCCGCTTCACCTACCGCAGAAATATCTGGAAGTTGATAAACGGCAGCAGCTTTGAGCAGTTTATCAAGTTGTTCAGTGCTCAGTTCAAAACACACATCCTCCCCAGGTAGGTTAATTTCTTTATCGGGAGGAGTGATGATAACGTTTGGATCTGCAAAGAAATACTTTGATCGCATTTTACCTTCACGAATTACTACGTATCCGTCATTAACAAAATCAAGTTCAGGACTCTGATGTAGACCAAGACCATTCAAGAACTGGTTAAGATCGTAAATACCAAAATCTTTGGAAAACTCTTCACTAATAGTAGCTTCGGCAAGAATATTT